TGACACTGGCGATTTAACAAAAGATTGTGCGGGCACTCCTGATGATTTTACAATCGCTCCACCGCCGCCACCAGGTAGTGATACACCAGGACCACTCATTGATGGTCCTGCTTTCTTTTCTAATACTTTATTAACGAACTTCTCAAAGTTTATCTTATCGTTTCTCTTTTTAAATCCTTCTTTTCTCTCAGCAGGTGTTAATTTTTGGCCATTAATAGTTCCCTGCCCAGTGATTTCATCAACATACTGCTGATATCTTTCACCGAAAAACTTTGATCCTGAGAGTAGTTTAGTTGAACGCATTTTGTTGTTTGTTCTTTAGTTCCTCTTCTTCAAGATGTTGTTGTAGCAGGGCAACATAAACGTCTCGTTCCCAAGGCATCATGTTTTCAATTTCTGTTAAACTATATTTATGGTATTGCATCAAGGCAAAATTAAGTTGAAAATAGTTTGACAGATCCATGTGCACCATACCTAAGCGAAAAAAGACGATAACCCTTCTAGAACAATTTCACTTTGAACCTTGGTATTGGGGTTCTTAATCTTTACCTTATGAGATAGTTTAGGCATTGTTTCAAAGAACTTCTCAATGTCCTTGAACTGAGATGAATTCATCGACTCAAGGAAGTCTGTAATTTCTTTCTTCGTACAATCCTCAGCAATCCAAATATCATCTTCAGTGTAGATCTTATCAATGCAGGAAGCAATAAGATCAAATGATTGATCCATTACACTCTTGTCATCAAAATCAAAATTGTTTTTGATAAACTGCTCAAGAGATGGATACTTCATCTCCATCATAATACTCTTATCAATCTTAATTTGATTGGTGTGATCTTCGTTCTTTTGAACTTTGATGTCATCCAAATTAATAACGGTAGAGACTTGTGTCTCCTCATCATCTGGGCAAACAAGATTGACTTCAATCTCCTCACCAACAGACTTACCACGAATGTTAAGGAACAGGTATTCAATATCAAATGTAGGTAGAGTTTCTACCTTAATACCCTTGGTAAGAATACAGTTTTTAATAACTGACTTGATGGCAGTTGTAATTTGTTTTGTATCCTCACTCTCAAGAGCGATGACAAGCACCTTCTCTTCTTTTACAAGGAAAGGTCTATATTGAATTGTTTGTTCTGTTGATGGCAACTCAAGTTCATATGTGGGAGTCGCAATTTTTGGTAAAGGCATAATATCTTTATAAAGATTTCAGTATGATTATTTATCGTGGTTATCCACCAATGAGTGTCTCTACAAATCCACCCCCGGCGATAGTTCTAGCATCATCAGAGGATAACCCAGTGTCATCAACGAGTGCCTGAGCATTAATCGCACCCTGAGTTGCTATCGTAAATGGAGTGGTGCTATTATAAACATCAGGACCAATTATACCAGCACTGATACCACTATCAAATGGAATATCTGGACGCTCAATATTTAAGGAGGTATTTAAACCATCACCGGCACCACCAGCAGATGCAGGAGTTGCACTTACAGGAGAATTAATCCCCTTCAGTATATAACGAATGTAAGACATGGACACCTGACATTTTAACAAAGAAGATGCATCATAGGAAACAGACATTGATGATATTGCCAATGGAAAGCTTCTAACAAATTCATATTCCAAAACTGATTTATAATCCTTCTCAAACTTTCTTACGATTAAACCCTGATCAGAAATGTAATCATCAGGATACTTAACCCTATATGCATAATTCTTTCTTATAGTTTCTTGAGGATTCTCATTCATAATATATTGAATCCAGGTTTCAAAGAATTTGATGGGGATATAATTTTTGGCATCAACATAAAAAGTCAAGTCAAGTCTGTCATCAAATAATCTTCTGTAAGCATGCTTCTCAGTAACACCAGTTCTATCATTTGTCAATTCTAAAGTTGTCAACTGAGATCCTGGTAGAGATGCCTCTGAACACATTAGATTAAGTCTCTCTTGGTTTATTCCCAACACAGACTGAAGATCCTTTGGTATGCCAATCACCACCTCAAAATGAGAAGTCAGTGCCGGACTTAATAATTGTGATTTAATTTTTGAGACTGACAGTGGGGTTGGCATTTATAAATACTATTTGACCTTGTATATTATGTATAAGAGAAATGGGAGAAAGTGTAAAGAGTAAATATAAACCGTCATACCCAGAAAAATATAAGGGCAATCCTAATAATATTATATGTCGTAGCACTTGGGAACGCAAGTTCTGTCATTGGTGTGATCTAAATCAAAACATTCTCCAATGGGGAAGTGAAGAGTTTCATATTCCATACATCTCTCCCGTTGATAGAAGAGTTCATAAGTATTTTCCAGACTTCATTATAAAAGTAAAAGAGAGCACAGGTCAAATTAAGACTTATGTTATTGAAGTAAAACCAAAGAAGCAAACAAAACCTCCAGCAAAAAGAAAGAGAGTAACTAAATCATACATCTATGAATGCACCACTTGGGAGATTAATCAGGCAAAGTGGAAAGCTGCAAAGGAGTTTTGTGATGACAGAAGAATTGAATTTAAGATCATCACCGAGAATGAACTAGGAATCAAATGAATCGTCTAGAGGGAAACACTATTAATAATGGCACAAATGATCAGGAAGAAATGATGCTAGAGATCATGGAGTTACTAAATGATACTGTAACTCCCGTGCCTGATGTCGGAACTCTATGCACGTTCGTTTATAATGCAAAGACTCCTGAAATTAGATATGATCAACACCCCTTAGTTGCTGTGACTGATTTATTTTCATGGGGATTTCGTGGATTGAATTTTCATTGGCGAGAATATAGACAATATACTTGGGAAGAACTGGCAGGTCAAGTTTATATTGTGCAAAGAGAGGAGTTGAATGATCTATTATCAATACCATATGCAAAGTTTATAACTAAATAAATAAAAATCATTAAAATAATGTCTATCAAATGGACAAATCTTCGCAATGGTTGGGTTGAAGAGGATAATGGTGGAGTTCCTACCTGGAAAGCAAACTTTCCCTTGAAAAGAGCAGGAACTGGATCAACTAAACTTAACTCAGTTAACCAAGCTAGAACTGAAGGCACAACCATGGTTGCAGTAGTTAATCCTGCAACTGGATCATATGATGTATCAGAGGCAGATATTTTTGGAAGAAGAAATCCCGTTTACAGTTTTAATCCAGAGACTGGTGCGTCAACTCCATACGCTGGAAAAGAAGCAGTATACAATAAAATATTCTCTGGAGAAGCTGGAGTAGCACAACTCAGAAATTTAAATACTCAAATAAAAAGATCTACATTACAGAACTTAAAAAATCATACAGGTGGTTCATCGCTGCCTGGAGCGACAAGAACTGTACTTGCAAAAAAATATTTGGGTGAGATTGAAGGTAAAGGTGCATATCAATCACTAGCAAATTCTGCACCTGAAGAAAAAGAAGATCCAGAAACTACTTTGAGGGGTGATGGGGAAAATCCCCCAGGTGGAGGGGGCGAGAATGAGAGCACAACAGCACTAGAAACTGCTGATGCAGAGGAAGTAAATAAACAACTTTTAAACGCAACAGGAGGAGCAAGGAAGGGAACTAGAAATAAATTTCCAGATAATTTAAAGTATCCCATAGATCTGGCAGAACAGACTCAGGACTTTTTAAAAATTGAAATGGTCAAGTATGTTCCAAGAGGATTTGGTCCTGCAGAGGGGGGCACTACTCTCGGTCTTAACCCAGATAAACCAACTGGAGAAACCATTGGAAGATGTTTCCTACCCATTGCTGGTGGCATCAAAGATGTAAATGCAGTGTCATTTGGTTCTCAGAATATGAATGTCCTTGAGGCAGAAGCAGCACTCGCCGCCATTGGTTTTATTAATGAGGGTCCGAAGGGTATGACAAATGCAGTGCAAAGTATTACATCCAGGATCACTGGCAATAGTTCTCAGGTTAAACAAGCTCTAACTGCATTTTTTGCTGGTGAAGCAACAGGAACAGGTCAGCAAATTTTGCAGCGATCAACTGGTGCGGTCTTCAATCCAAACATGGAGTTACTATTCCAAGGTCCGTCACTAAGACCTTTTAACTTCACATATAAAATGTCTGCAAGAAGTTCAGAAGAAGCAGATATGATCATTAAGATCATCAGATTCTTTAAGCAAGGAATGGCTCCACAGAGAACATCATCAAATCTGTTTCTTAAAACTCCCCATACATTTAAATTGGAGTATATGCAAAATGGCAAAGCACACAAATACTTAAATAAGTTTAAGGAGTGTGCTCTACAATCATTCTCTGTTGAGTATGCACCAGAAGGGACATACGCGACATTCAGTGACGGAAAGATGGTATCCTATCAACTTTCATTCACCTTCCAAGAGATTGAACCCGTATTTAATGATGAGTATGAAGAAGATGGTGACACTACAATAGGTTTCTAAAATGCCAAATCCTTACTTCCGCAATCTACCAGACTTTGAATATGTTAATACTACCTCTGAGGGTAGGAGCATATCAGATTATGTTACTGTTAAAAATTTATTTAAAAAAGGAAAACTAAGAGAAGATATACTTCAAGAAGCAACTTTCTTTACCAAATATATTATTCAAGGTGATGATCGTCCAGATAATGTTGCCTTTGAAGTTTATGATGATCCAACATTAGATTGGGTTGTCTTACTCTCAAATAATATCATCAATGTCTATAATGAATGGCCATTGACGCAAGAGGCATTCAATGAGTATGTGATAGAAAAATATAGAGATCTGTTTGAGGATGAACCAGCAGCAACTTTATACTCTGGAATTCATCATTATGAGTCTAAAAAAATAGTCAATAGTAGTGGTGCTGTTATCTTCCCCAAAGGACTACAAGTTGATGATGGTCAAGGAGTAACTTACTATGATTATCAACTTGGAAAAGAAGTTGTGATATCAAATCTTGCTATCCCAGTTACTAACTATCAGTATGAGGAGAAATTGAATGATGCTAAGAGAAATATTTTTCTTCTTAAACCAGCATATCTGAATGTTGTCTTTGATGATCTAGAGGAAATGATGACATATAAAGAGGGTTCCACCCAATATGTGAGTGAAACCCTAAAACGTGCAGATAATATTAGACTATATCAATAATCATTCATCGGCAAGTTTCTGGAAATAAGAAAGAGCATCGTCTTCATCTTCATCCTTAGATACTACCGGTTCAGGTGCAGGTGGTTTGCTTGACTCAAAGTTAGGAGTAAATGAACCACGACCTTCACTCTCATCCTCAAGTTCTTCATCGAAACGAGGACGGGATGTCTTTTGTCCGAGAACAAGTTGCAGACGATTCTGCAGTTGCTCATAGGTCTTGAACTGATCAGCAGCAGTCAAAGCAGCAAGAGAATACTGCTTCTTCCACAGTGCTTCCAGTGCATCGTCATCGTCAAGCAGAGGTGACACACGATCAAACTCAGACTTGTCATAGTTCCAGTAACCATCCTTACGGACGATCTTCAGTTTGAAGTTAGCACCTTGCCAGAAGTCAAAGGGGTTGATGGGAGTCTCATCCTCAAACTCAGGTTGCATTGCTTCCATGATCTTGTCAAAGATCTTCTTACCAAACTTATAAAGGAAGACTTTACCTTCGTTCTGTGGATTTGACTTGTCCTGCACAACATAGATGTTGGCATAATAGGACAGTTTACGCTTTTGCTTACGTGCAATCTCTTTATCAGACTCAACACCAGAGTTCCAGAGTTGACTGTTGTGCTCTGACACAGGATCCTTTTGACCAATAGTAGTCAGAGAGTTCTCGATATACCATCCACCAGTGCTTTGGAAGGCATGAGTATACATCTTAGCCCAAGGAAGTTCTTCTCCATCAGGGGCAGGCAGGAAACGAATGACTGCAAAACCATTACCAGTTTTATCTACTTCAGGTTTCCACAGACGGTCATCACCACCGCCACCAGTATTATTCATCTTCTCAACTTCCTTCACCAGTTTAGAGGTAAGGGAACCAAGACCAGATTGCTTTTTAAGATTTGCGAAAGACATAGGATTAATTGGATTCGTTAGATTTGGCTTGTGTGTACAACGGTATTATAGTCTCAACTATTACCATTGTCAATCTGCTGTTTCATAATTTTTAGCATCTCTGACATATTGTCAAACACTACATTCATATCAACATCTTTTGAGATGCCCATCATTTGAGCAGAATCAGTAATTCTTTCTAGCATCATCTTTGCTTCTGGGTCATCAGATAATGACAACCTAGCATAAAGAATCTTTTGTTTCTCTATGAGTTTTTCCAAGTTAGAAACTTGAACCAATTTATCTTCATTGCTCATGTATGGAAAATGCATGAACTTACCATAAACTTCATCTTGAAGTTCACTTATTTCAGTCATCTCTGACCTAACAATTTCAGAGTCAAAGAAACTCATAGGACTACCTGCTTAAGAATTTTTTTATAACGTTGTACATCAATATTTAGAAAAGGAGAATATTTTTTCATTCTCATACTGACGGTTTCCCACACTGGGTCTTTGAGATGAGAATCAAAGTTCTCTCTAAATCCTAGAATTCTATCTAGAATCACTAAAGTTTCAATCGATATATTTTTTCTTAGATATTCTTTCAGAATTTGTGGATGTCTTGTGCCATCCATGGCAAACATGGAATCAAAGTTACCATCACTAAAAATAGATTCAGTTTCTTCTTTGAAGACATAAGATAGTGACTGGTTTCTCTTCTTCCATTCCGTGTATCTACCTTCACCATCCTTTATCATCTCACCAATCCAAAGTTTCCCAGGATCTGTGCAGGTGATAAAATTAGACACAAAAAAATCTACTACTTCTTCATCAGATTTATTTCTTGCTAGTTTTTCAAACCAGAATCTATCCTTTCGTTTATAAAAAGATTGAACTGTCGCACGGCTCTTGCCACGATACTTATGAAAATCATACTTATCTTTAGTAAAGTGATTTTTCATGGACAAGTAACAACGATAACAATCAAACGGCATCATAAAAAGTAATAGGGTGAATTTTTTGGCGAAAATTTTTTCGCCCCCTTTTAAAATTAAAAGACTAATTTTGCACGAGAGGTCTTCTTCAAGAAGTTAAGTTCCATTGCCTCATACTTAATCTTTTCCTTTAGTGGTTTAGAAATAAGTTTAGGAACAGAATTTAAATCAATTGAATTAAGTTCACAAAAATGCACGATGGCATCAATGTAATTCATGTCCTTATGTTTTTGCACCAGAGACTCAATCTCTTGCGCGAAACGAGATGGGCAAAAGAATTTACTTTCAAATGCCTTTTCTAGTTCATTCTCCATCTTTTGACCCAATATTGTGAGATACAAATTCTTTAATATATCGAACTAATAATTTAATATAATCGTTTTTGTTCCTTTTGTCAAATACCTTCACCTCTCCATCAGGAGTTACCATAATGGTGATAAGTTTTTTGACAGGAATGCCAGTCAACTCATAGTATGCACTAGCATAGAACATTTCTTGAACGAAATAATTCTCCAGCCATTCTTCTGGTTTTATCTTCTCTGAAGTCTTAAAATCGATGACTGCTAATTCTCCATCATACTCTGCTATGCAGTCAACCCTACCCGCCAATCCAAGATACTCCGAATACAGAGTTCTTTCTATAGCGTGTATGTTATTTATACGATCCAGGTATGGTGTAGCATGATGAAACATAAACTTGGTTAGAGGTCTAAACTCATCCCAATCAATTTCTTTGTTCAACATATAGAGTTCAACTGCCTCGTGGAAATCTGTTCCTCGTGCAGTTGCTTTCTTTGTGATACGATTTGCTTCCTCAATACCAATTCTCTTACGCCACTTGACAAAGATCTGACGATTATAGAAAGAGGTGACAGATGTAATAGAAGGCACCCACTCCCCATTAGGAAGATTATAAAGACGGATGCCATTCTTTTCTTTCTTGTTTAGTTCAAGGTCACCAAGGTAATTACAATGAGTAAAATTCATAAGTTCAAGTCAAGTTTAGCAAGTAGATATTCTTTACAAAGACCTGAACGTACAATATCGTCAACGCCAAACTCAATCATTTCAACTGATGGCATGACTCGTAGTATTCTCATAAAGTCCATGATACCATTTCTCTCATTCTGTTTTGTTAAATCAGTTTGAGTGGCATCACCACAAAACATAATCTTGGTGTCTTCGCCTACCCTTGTGATTATACTATCAAGTTCATGGAAATTCAAGTTCTGAAATTCATCAACAATAATGATAGCCTTATCAAGAGTCGTTCCACGAATAAATGATGTGCTCCAGAAACTAATTGTTCCTTGAGTTTTCAGATTGCCGTAGAGCATTTCAAAGTCTGCATCCGTAGGGAGAGCAAACATATACTTAACCATATTCTTATATGGTATTTGATAGAGAGAAGATTTGTCCTCATGATCTCCAGGAAGAAAACCAATCTCTCTAGTTGCTACAAGAGATCTAACAATGTAAATCTTTTCGTAAGGAGAGTTCTCATCAAGAACATCTTGCAGTGCGTTCCAGAGAGTAATGAATGTCTTACCAGTTCCTGCGGCACCATATGCAACAACATTTTTGTCATTCTCATATGCTTCAAAAAGAAGTTTTTGATTCTCAGTTAGTGGATCAATATCCCTCATCAAGTCTGAGTTGATGGGTTTTCTTCTCTTCATCTGCTTAACAGTCAGACCAACTCCTATTGGTTGATCACTATTCTTTCTTTTTCTAGGCATTTAGAAACTGTAATCGCGATTTTTACGGACGGTTGCACCAGGTTGTCTAGATGCTTTATCCAACACTTCATTCCATCCACTAGAGTTTGCTTCACCCTTAGCAAACATGTCTCCGACTTCTCCTATGGCAGCAACACCTGCTCCCCAGTCTTTATCCCAACCAGGATTTTCTTTTCTCCAAGTGTCATATGCTTTCATTGTCATAGAGAGTTCTTTTTTCTCTCCAGTTTCTTTATTAATAACAGGATATGTTGGCAATGTTAGACCTCCTTTGATGTGTTAATATTTATTACCATTCAAGTGCTTCAGCAACTGAAGGGAATTGTTCAGTGAAAATTTCTTTTGCACCAAGTGCAATGTCCATATGTTCTTTCTGTGTTCCGTTTGCAGAACGTAAATCAATATAGTGAATCCATGAGCGGACTGAGCCAGTCATGTAGATTTTAGTGGGCGTTGCTAAAGGAAGCACAAAACGAGCACACTCCTTTGCAATCGATGCATCAAGCATTTGCTTGTAGAGTTTCATTCCTGCTTCAAAGTGCTGCTGCATTTTGACTTGAAAATCTTGCCGAACGAACGGGTCCAAATCATCAGTAGAGTTTTGACGATTCTTGGTGTCTTGTCTACGGAGTTCTGGGAGAGGGATCTCCTCCGCGAGTAAGGAGGAATCAGCATAGCGTTGTGAAAACTCTTGATATGTAAATGACCTATGGCGAAGCACTTGAGCCGCAATTCCTCTAGTAGTATTAATTTCCAGAGTCATATATGCCTGCTCAAAGATACTCCAGTGCTGATGCTTCACACAATACTTCAGCAGTCCAGAGAACTTTTCATTCTCTTGATTGTTTGGATTACTTACACGGGCACAGTATGCCATGTGCTTCTCTGCGTCCGGAGTGACGCTAATTAATTTAATCGGGGTATCCGTCATCATCTCCTTCATCAAATACTTCGTCGTAGTCTGTTAGATATGGTGCGATGTTTTCATACTCGTATGCGGTAACATCAGAATAAACTTCTGATTTCAAAGCACTTACAAGCAATTCTAGGTTCCGGACGATCAACTTAAGTTTGTCTTTTTCCATAAAGTAATATCGCTTGCCCTAAATTATACCATAAAAAAACGGGGGTCGCAATGCCCCCGGACTTTAAATTAAAAGATTCCTACATACTCGTTTACAGGTTTGTTGATCTTCTTCGCATTCAATTATACAATCAAAATAATCATTTACTAAATCTAACTCACTGGTATCTGTATCATCAAAGTGGTTCCATTCTGCTAATTGGTTGCGAGAAATAAGATTGTGCATGTTCACTCTCCATACATTAGTATAATAACGAATATAGAATCAGTGCATAGGCAGGTAACCTTAATTCTATACTATCTATAATAGTTTGTGTTAATTCACTAACATTTGTTAATTCGTTACAAAAAGACAAAAAAAGAGGGGTAGAAACCCCTCTAACTTACTTGGCAAGTAGTTTAATCTCACCGTATATCAAGGACATCAACACTACAGAAGAGAGGGATACAATCCCTGTTACTTGTAGGGCTTCCATGTCACTTGCTATAGACGCGACCACGATAGCAGAAAGTACCGTGAGTCTCTTTTGATTCTACACAACGAGTATCATACTCAACACCACGATAAGTGGTATGGAGAACTTGTGCGTCGTGAAGTGCAGATGCTTTTTGAATCTGCTTTCTAATGAGGTTGAGTGTGTTCATTAGTTTACTCCTAAAGTAGTTGGATTTTTAGGTCCGTTCCTTTAGTCGTTTGCGTCCCATGGACAA